TTACTATGCCGTCAGGTTCAGGATTTACTATGTTTGTAAATGATGGTGCTTTGGGTGGTGTAGCGTTTGAAACATCGGTCACAGGATGGGAAGTTATTCTTAATCCTACAGGGTCTATTGCGGGAACTTATCCAACTAATGTATCATCTTCGGTTGGTGGTGGTAGAGGACAATTCCCTACACCAGCACAACTATTAACAACAGGAAGAGTTGTTTGGAGAAAAAGTAATGCTGCTAATATGACTCCTAGACCGTGGAAAATATTTGCTGATGGTTATACCGTTTACGTATTTATGGCAACATATGATACACTTCAAACTTACTATTGTGGGATGTTTGGTGATATTTTTGCTTACTCTAATAATGACATATTTCGTTGTCAAATTGCTGGCAGAACAGGAGATAATGCGGGAGCAGAATATCTAGATGCTTTTAGTAATGGAAATTTTGGAGGAAGTTTTGTAGGAAATTATAGTTATATGTGTGTTTACCCAGGTCACTTTATGGCCAGGTCATGGCAAGGTTTCAACGGCGGTTCCAGTATTAAAATAGGAAAAGGTGGAGATTTAACCAAATTATCAGATTATCACAATGCTGGCGTTTATCCTATGAGTGGAATACTTACCTATCCAAACCCAGGTGATAACTCTATTTATCTATCACCTGTCTTTGTAAATGAGGTTCAAGATACGGCTGGTAATCAAGTTGGTCCTTGGATTCGTGGTCATTGGAGAGGATGGTATCACGTATGTCACGCAGCAACAAATTTCTCTGATGGACAAATTTTTCAAGGGTCAGGAGAATATGCTGGAAGGTCTTTTCAAATAATCAAACAGGGGTCTAATTTGGGATTTTGGGCAATGGAAACGTCGGCAACAGTAGATACAAATTAATTTTATGGCACAATTCAGAATATTCAGGTCAACCGATGCTGGTGCTCCCGTATTATACGGAAGCACAGGCAGTCTTATTGGTGTTCTAGACCACTGTTTATATAGTGGGTCAGGATGGTTAAAACCATTTCCTAATTCAGGAAGTGCTGTAACTTCTCCGAGTGGTAGTTGGGCGTGTTATCAACAACCTACAGGGTCGTCAGGAACAGGGTCGGCTGGATGCACTCTGTATATCAATGATAAAGCGCCCAGCGGAACTGCGTTGTATAAAGAGGCTTGGGCAACAGGATGGGAAAATATGTATAGTTTGTATAGTCCTGTAGGCAGTGGTTCAGGCCAATTTCCGACAGCGGCACAGTTACTAACCACCGGTCACGTTGTAATTAGAAAAAGTACCACAAATGATTCGACTACGCCAAGGGCTTGGATAGTAGCATCGGATTCTAGTTCCTTTTATTTATTCATTGGTGCTGGTGATATAGCCAACGCATATTATGGATTCGCTTTTGGTGACATTTATTCCTTTGTAACAGCATCTAACGATGCCTATAGATGTATTATTATTGGAAGAAACGCAGAAAACACGGGTGCAGCGGCCAATGATGGATTTGATTTATTATCTGCGTTGAATACTGCTACTGTTGGGAATTTTATGCCCAGAGCTTATACAGCAGCCGCTGGTAGTATAACCACAGGTAAACACGGTGATGGTGTTAAAGGAAGTACAACAACATATCTCGGAAGTGTTCCATTTCCAAACGCTTCTGACTACGCACTGTATATCAGTCCTGTGTGGGTGGTAGAGAATGGTACTTCAACTATTAGGGGTCAGTTGCGTGGATTTTATCAATGTTTACATCCAATTGCTAATTTCTCTGACCAACAAGTTTTATCGGGTTCTTTGGATTTTGGTGGAAAAACTTTTCTAGTTTTAAAAACTACACCAAATAGCGCTGTGTATGTAATAGAAACAAGTAATACTCTATTGACCAATTAATATGCCTAACATTAATACCAGTGGTTCATTTGTAAGAGGAAATTCTTCGGGTAGGTTTTTTACACCTGCGGCCGTCAAGGATAGAATGTCCTCTTATGGAAGTATAGGAACAGTAAAAGGTATTCAAATGGGTATGGCTTTGACAAGTTATACAGGAGACGCATCATTAGGTAAAGGATTTCAGTCACAAATTTCTAAAAGTATGAATGAAGGAAGTCCTTCAACACCTTGTTTGAGTATAAACGTTCCTGGAATGTGGAGATTTCGTTGGGTAGTAAAAACAGGAGCTAGGTCAATTTATGTATTAGCTAAACAAAACTCCACAGGTTCAGTAAACAGACCCAGTTTAATTGTAAAAAGTAATCTAAATGTAGGTTTACAAAACGACATATCAGGTAGTGCTGCTGATGGTAATAATTGGATATCAATAGGTCCTGTTTCATTTACATCAACAGGAACAGATGTGGTATGGGTAGAATTGTGGAACAATAATTATGTCACTTATGAGACACCAGCTTTATTTGACCACATAGTAACAATTTAATTATGCCAGACACCAATGCTAATTTAAATGACTTTGAAGTGTGGAAAGATGGCCAAACTCCTGTAGTTAACATGAGTTCTAATGGTGAATTTGATATTTGGGAAAAAGAAACTCCTGTAGAAGACAGAGACGTTGGACTTATAATCACAAGAAGAAGAGTAACGGAATTTTAAACTTTATGGCAATCATATACTATCCAGTTAGTGCGCAGACATACGTTAGAGCTGTTTCAGGAGGACAGATGGTGGAACAATATGTTGATGTTGCTTCTGACCAGATAATTGTTCTTTCTGGTTCGACGCCTGGAACTGCGGCTGTTGATTTTATCACAGCTAGTTATGCCAGAACATATCTTATTTCTGCAAGTTATTCGGATAATTCAGGTACTTCCAGTTTTAGTTTAGGTGGTGGAGCAAGCGTTCTACAAACACAAGTTTTCTCTTAATATACTATTTATACACAATATGGCAAATTATACAAAACTACCTCTAAGTGGGTCTGTTACAGGAAAACAGATTTTGATAAGTGGAACTACATCCGCTTCTGCTACACCTATACATACAGCCATTGCTGGAACGGATGCTTTGGATGAAGTCTGGATATATGCGTATAATGAAGCAGCTACCAATATGTCGTGTAGTATTTTGTGGGGTGGAACCACCGAACCAGCCGATGTGAATAGAATAACAATAACACCCCAATCAGGAAGAATACTGATAGTTGATGGAAAATTACTACAAAATGGATTGCAAATAAAAGCTTACGCATCGAATAGTAGTTCAGTAGTAATTGATGGCTTTGTTAATAGAATTACATAATATGCCTGTACATACATTATCAAAAACCGGCAGACGATACAGTATAAATGATTATAGTGCTACATCACCCACTCGTGGAGACGCACCTGGTAATTATAATCTTTTGGGATGGTGGAGAGCTGATGATTTGGGATTAGCTGGTGGTGCAACTGTGGTTACATGGATTAGCGTAGTGAACAGTATTGTTGCTACTAGTGTTAATAGTCCTACATATGCAACAGCAGATATTGCTGGTAAACCTACCGTTACGTTTCCTGGTAGTGCATATTTTAATCTTGGTTCTCCGTATCTTAATCTTACAGATGCAAGTACTGGCGGAAATTGGACAATTGCTTGTGTCTGTCATGCTTCTGTAGATAGTGAAATAGTGGGTGTAGCAGGTCAAAATCTTCAAGTAAGAAAATTCAGGTCAGGTACCAACAACATAAGTATTTATACAGGAGGCAGTGATGTACAATCAAATACATTTACTAGTACAGCCAATCAGGCAGTTATTTGTTGGTGGGTTCACGACTCATCAGGTAATATGTTGTGGTATGAAAATAAATATACCAGGGGTTCAACAACCGGATATGCTAATTTTCCAAGTACACACAATCAAATAGGAACAAGCGGAATTGGAGGAACTATGACAGGAGGAATGGCTGAATTGTGTGTGTGGAGAGCTGCATTAACAGGGGTTCAAATTACATCACTTTTTGATACTTATTTTCAGGTTAGATATCCAGGTGTATTTTACACAACTTAATTATGGCAACTATATACTATCCAACAGGAACAGCGATTTATACAAGGGTTGTGGGAACAACCAATATGTCAGAATTACATATTGACACTCAACCTGATACAATTTTTGTGTTGACTGGTTCGTTTCCGAATACATCATCTGTCATCGTTTTTCTTCAAGCAATGGATACATCATCAACGTATCCAATCACGGCTAGTTATGCATTGGCAACTACACTGTCGTCTAGTAATGCTGACACATCATCATTCTCTAATACCGCATCTTATGCAATTTCGTCGTCTTATTCTCAATCATCATCTTATTCTCCTGCTGTAAACTTAGTTTCTAATGATGCTAATATAATTGCTATACAAACGTTTGATGGATTAGCAACAGGGTCATCACTTGGAAGAGCGCTTAATAATGACGCATCAACATTTGGGTGGAGTGGGTCTTTCATAAGCGGGTCAGGAAATATTAGTGGTTCTACTGCAAATATTTTGATAGAAACAGCGTCCTTGGTTATGCCAACACAACGATACTTTTTAGAGTTAGCTGCCGGTACCAAATATTGCAGACAACTATCTATTAGTAATAATTGGACATCGAGTAGGGTCGGTATGCTGGTAAGTATTCCTAGAGGATCCACAGATTCAGGATATCTTCAACTTGAGTTAAATAGTTTTTCTCCTTTTGGTGGAGCTGGAACAATCTACTATTTGTATATGGGCAATAGTTTTTCATATACATCCCTTGGTGATGTAGCTTATCTTACAACAACAAATGCTGGGGGTGGAAGATTTGTAAACGGGGGTTATACAGGAGGGGGATTTGGTACTCTTGGAGGATTTATTCCAGTATCCACCGGCTCATTTAGTGGAGCCAGTTACTATCCTAGACGGGGATTTGTAGGATTTCGATTTAATAAAAGTACATCTACTTGGAATTTAACTTCATATGCCGGCGACTATGAAATTGATTATGATATGGATGATTTAAGAATGTGGTTAAAAACAGGAACAATGATAAAACCTATAACTAGAAACTCAACGATAGCCAGTTGGGGGTCATCAAATGTTGAAACTTATGGTGCCATAGATTCGGTTACGATTGAACTCAGTCTTCAAGCTGGGGCTGTGAGAATATATGGATTAGGATTTTCGAAAATATATTAATTTATGGCCGTTCTATTTTATCCAAAAGACCAAATATTAGCAAGAAGAGACGCATCAAATCCGATGTATGAACAACTTACTCTTGCTACTAACCCAGATATGTTTCTGTATTTTGATACCGCATCTAATGCCAATGCTATTTCTTCGTCATTATTGTATCTTACTTCAAGTTGGGCTTTAACCGCTTCTGTGACTATTTTGTTTGCGTCGAATAGTTTGTCTTCTAGTTATGCTAGTACATCAAGTAGGTCTGATACAGCAAGTTTTGCTTTAAACGCAGGCACCGCAGGTGGAAGTAGTTTAAGTTCGACAGGAAGTTTATTTCCATATTTAACGGTAGTATCAAGTTCTACAAATTGGATTACTGCCAGTTTTCAATATGCTGAACAATCTATAACGGTGAACTCTGGTGCTGTATATAGTTTTACTTGTAGTAATATGCCGTCAGCAAATACGGCTTCTAATCTGTCATTGTATATTTCCAACATTGGAACAGTAACAAGTTCTTTGACATTTCCTTCTAATTGGGTATTCATAGGGATAGTACCCACATATATGACTGCCAGCAAATCAGCTATTTTAAGTTTGAAAGCATTAGGAAATCAAGTTATTGCTGCGTGGGGAAGTCAATACTAACATGAATGTAAGTAATCCATCACTTATTGCTTCATCAGTTCAAAATCCATATGTAATATCTAATGGGTTAGTAGGATACTGGAGCATGAACGAAGCAACAGGAAGTTCCGTTAAAGATTATAGTGGTAATGGAATTGATTCTTCATTTATTGTAAGCGGAATAACATTTGTACCAGGAATAACAAGCAATGCTATTAGATTAAACAACACTGGTTATGCTTACACCCCGGTTACAAATAAGTATCAAAATCAAAATTTTACTGTAGCTTTTTGGGTTTATCCATACGACCAAACTAAAGCTTTAGTAACACCAATAGAACATGACCACGCTACTTCACCATATCAAAATTGGGTTATACAAAGTGAAGCTGCTAATACAACTAAACTCTATTATCTTACGTGGTGGGATGGTGCTGGCGCATTTCAACCCTTCGGACAATACAGCGCCACATCAGGATTACAATACACTTCTAACGTATGGCAAATGATTGCTTACGTTAAAAGTGGAACATCATTGATTGGTTATAAAAACGGTTCGGCTTGTTGGAGACCTGGAGCAGCAGGAAACGCTAACGTAGCATATACAGCAAAAAGATTAATGTTTGGTGAGTGTATAGGTGGAACAGGACGTACCTTTTATGGATTATTAGATGATATTCGTATTTACAATCGTGCTCTTAATGAAAGTGAAGTGCAAGCATTAACATTGGCTGGTGTTTCAAATATTAACAGAGACAACCATCCTTATGTTAATGATTGGTTAATGCGTGTCGCCGGTCAAGCATCACAAAATACAGTTAACGCTCTAAATACTTTTATGAGTGGTTCTGATGCCGCTGGTTTAACGTCTAAAATGAAAACACTCAACTGTTATGTTCCTGATAATTTGTTAGCAGCCAGTACACCTCTGATAAGAACTTATGGTTATCCTATTTGGAATAATCTTGGAAGCACCGGGTTTGTAGCATCGGACTTAACAGTGAATGGACTTATAGGTGGTGCTAACAAATATTTTGATAGTGGGGTTGTTGGAACTACCTGTGGATTTTCTGCTGGAAATGGTGGATTAAGTTTGTATCAATCTACGGCAAATAATAACCAAGAAACTGAAATGGGTGATAATGGTGGATTTTCAATTTATACTGGATGGAGCGCAGGCACCTATTTTGATTGTTGGAACACATCCGGTGGTCGTGTTACCACGGGAAATTCAGCATTTGCTGGTTTCTATACTGCTAATCGAACATCTTCTGTAGCAAGTAGTGTTTATAAAGCAAATTCGGTTACGCCATTTGCTTTACTTGTTGGTGGAACTGGTCAGAGTGGTATCGGAACTCCATCAGCAAACAATTTATATGTCCATTTACAGTATGGATTAACAGGTACACCATCATATTATTCTACAAAACGATTTTCATTTGCTGCTTATCATGATGGATTGGACGCTGCACAAGGACAGGCGTTGTATAATTTGGTTCAAACACTGAGAACAAATCTAGGTGGAGGATATGTATAACATATGGCACTACTCTATTTTCCAAAATCATCAAATCTAGGACTAAGAAACGCTTGGGATTCGACATACCAAGAACTTACAATTGCTTGTAATCCCAATATGGTGTTGTATTTTGATACCGCATCTGCCATTACTGCTGCCTCTGCATCACTCTTATATATAACTGCTAGCTGGGCAGAAACGGCTTCTGTGACAATATTTTATGCGTCGAATAGTTTGTCTTCTAGTTGGGCCGAAAGTTCAAGTCGTGCTGATTCTTCTAAATCTTCAAGTTATGCTGTTACGTCTAGCTTTTCTCTAAATGCTGCGGCTGGTGGGACTGGTGGTGGAAGTTCGACAGCAAGTGCTGTGGTATATACAACAATCGTTTCAAGTTCAGGAAATTGGATTACGGCAAGTTTTCTTAATTCAGACCAATATATTACGATAAATTCTGGAGCGGTATATAATTTTACGTGTAGTAATATTCCATCGGCAAATACCGCTTCTAATTTATCATTGTTCATTAATAATATAGCAACAGTTACGTGTTCGTTAGCGTTTCCTTCCGATTGGGTGTTTATGGGTAATACTCCCTTGTCTTTATCGTCTAGTAGAGCGGCAGTATTAAGTTTGAAAAATTATGGCGGGACAAAAATGGTAGCTGCTTTTGCAGTTCAATATTAACATATGAGTGGTTTCGATTTAAATGATATAGCATACATAAAATCTGTGGACGAGTCCGCCATAGTAACAAGTGGATTGGCTATGTATTTAGATGCAGGAAATAAAAGAAGTTATCCTGGTTACGGAACAAACATAGTTGATTTAAGTGGAAATGGAAAACATGGAACTTTTACGTCTCCTATATGGAGTAGTTCTAATGGGGGGATATTTCAATTCAATACTACCAATCGTATCAACACATCTTTAAATTTGGCTAGTGGTAGATGTACATTATTTGCAGCATCAAGATATACTGCCGGTACACACGGAAGAGTAATTACTGCTACAGGTAATAATTGGTTATTTGGTCATCATGCTAGTGGGTGTGTAAAATGGTATTCTGAGGGATGGGTAGTTCAAGATGGACCTAATGATAATAATTGGAGAATATACGGGGGAATTATAGATACTATTGCAGATATTTATACACTTTATGTAAATGGTGCCTTTTATGTATCAAATGCTAATGGTAGTCAGGGACCTGCTAATTTGTGTGTAGATAATGACCCGTATGGTGAAACTTCCAATTGTGAAGTCGGATTTATCATAGCATATAACCGATGTTTGACAGCAGCGGAACTTCTTAGAAATTACAATGCTATGAAGGGAAGATACGGATTGAACTAATACTTATTATTATGGCAATTATCTACTATCCAAAGGGTGCACAGTTAGGATACAGGGATTCATTCAATCCTCTGTATGAACAGTTGACCATTGCTACCAACCCCAACACGGTTTTCTATTTTGATTCCGCATCATCAGCTCAAGGAGTTTCCGCATCCGGATTATTCATAACGTGTAGTTGGGCACAAACTGCTTCGGTTACTATTTTATTTTCATCAAATAGTTTTTCTGCTAGTTATGCTGATAGTGCAAGTCGTGCTAATACAGCTAGTATTGCTATAACTGCTAGTTTTGCTCTAAATGGTGGCGGTGGAGGCGGAGGTTCGGTAACAAACTCTTCATCATATACTACGATAGACACTGGTTCAGCTAAATGGATTACGGCAAGTTTTAGTAACGTGGAACAATATGTCGCTATAACTACGTCATCATTGTATAACTTTACTTGTAGTAATGTAGCAGTTGCAGGCACAATGTCCTACACAACATTATACATTAATAATACGGCTGGTGCTACTTGTTCATTAGCGTTTCCTTCTACGTGGGTATTTATGGGATATATGCCAAGTTCGTTATCATCGAGTAGGTCTGCTGTATTAAGTTTAAGAAATTATGGTGGTACACCGATTGTTGCAGCATTTTCTGTTCAATATTAATGTTATGCCTAACTTTAATTTCACGGACCCAGCCTTTATAAGTTCGGTAGATGACTCTTCCATTTCAAGGGATGGTTTGGTTTTACATTTAGACGCTAGTAATTGGTATTCATATCCTAAAACGGGAACGACGTGGTATGATATAAGTGGAAGGGGAAATCATTGTTCCGTACTTGCTACCGCATTCAATAGCACCGGACCTAAATATATGGATTTTAATGGGTCTTTTGGGTGTGCAAAATTTACATCAACCGATTTCATTCCTTCAACTACAACCGCTACTGTTACGGCTATTATTTGGACACGGATGATGCTTTTCAGTACTTGTAGAACTTTATTTCGTGGATTGAGTAGTAGTGCAAACCACTGGGTCATTGGTGATTGTAGCGGTTGGACTATTGGTATGTATAACAATGATAATGCAATCGGATATCAGAATTCTGGATACAGTCAACAGAGTCTTCCAGGATACAATACAGGTAGATGGAATATGATGGTGTGGATATACCAACCAGCATCCCCCTATTATTTACTTACTATTAACGACACTCCAAACGTAACTAGCGGTCAACTTACCGATTCAAGAAACGGATGGCCCGCCAATCGTGGGATTTGTTCAATAGGTGCATATAATGAGGCGAATCAATCGAATCTAACGCTTGCTTCACAATTCTGGGGCGATATAAGTTCTGTAATGTTTTATAACAGAATATTATCAAATTCTGAATTGCTTGAAAATTATCAATCAAGAAAAAACCGATTCGGATTATAAAAAACTTTAACACAAACCAAAATCATACTTAAAGAAAAGGATACAGTTATGGCAGACACAATCAAAATGACAGACGGCGAACTCGCAGAAGTTCGAATGCTACAAGACAAATTCCAACAGAAAATTTTTGAGTTGGGCAGATTATATCTTCAAAAGCTACAAATCGAATCAACTTCGAGAAACATTGTTGACCAGGAATGGGTTCCTCTTCAAAAGATGGAAAACGAATTGATGGATAAACTTTTGAAGAAGTATGGTGAAGGTGCCCTTGATTTAAACGCAGGAGCATTTATTCCAGAGAAAAAACCCGCTTCATAATACAAAATGGGGATACCCTATGACCCCAGATGAATTCATTTTTGAGTATCTCAAAGCAGACCAAGACACAGGAGCAGGGTCGTATGAGAAGATGATTTCTTTAATCAAAGACATAGAATGGGAAAAAGTAAAATCTTGCATTCTAAAATTACGATATTTCTATTTTCTCAAAACGTCCTACTGGCAGATAATTTCTGTTGAAGTTAAACGGCAAGCAAATTGGCGATGCTCTTGTGGATGTCGGGAAAATCTTCAAGTTCATCATGGTGAAGAAGGTAACAAACACCACGGCGAAGAACATTTGATTCTTGAAAAATTGGAATGCTTATGTGGGAAGTGTCATGATGCTTTACACGGAAAATCAGTAAAGATTGCTGAAAAGAGCCGTCAACGCAATAATAGAAAAGAACAGATACTTGTTCAACTTCCATTTTATCCAAAAAGAGTTAATGAATTAAGTATCAGTGGTTCTTCTATAAGTTTGACGCGTAAATTGTTGGAAGAACTAGAACATGATAAAATGGTTATCATAGATAAAGACCTTTATGAAGGATGGAAAGTTCACCGATGTACATGAAAAACGCCCTCACAGAACCGGTCTGCAAAGGCGTTTCTCTTTAAGAGACGGTGGTGGTAGTCAAAAACAATGAACATTGTCATATTCCGACCACGCATCTCCGCGCCATGTAACCAATTCAGTTGGTTTCCCAACCTTATATAAATATTCTTTTAAAGATACAAAAGCGAAATTAAAAATAACATATGTTTCTAAAAAGTTCAAGATATTTATAGTTAGTCATTCAATGAACCATTTAAAGGAAAATAGATATGCCAATTCAAGAAGGCGGTCAATTCAGTCCAGATAGACGCATCGTAAGTCCAGGTGTATTCACCCGAGAAAACGACCTATCCGGTGTAGCAGCAGGTGTTGCTGATATCGGTGGTGTTGTTATAGCCCCATTCGCAAAAGGCCCAGCCTTTTCGCCGACCTTGTTTAGAGACGTAAATATTCTCCAAAACCAGTTCGGCCTACCAGACGGTACCTACTACGGCCCATACACGGCTGCTGAGTATCTGACGGAAAAGGGATTGGTAACTGTTTGTCGTGTTGGTGGTCTGACAGGATATGAACAAAAGTATCCATTTGCTATTTGGGCAACAAAAGGTGAATATATCAGAAGTTCATCGTATGGTGCTTTAAGCAGTGGAAGTTCGTATTTCTATTTTTCTGGTAGTTCTGCTAACCAATACAGCGAAAGCGTCACTTGGACCCACGCAACCAGTAAATCAATGGCAATTAGTAATGCGTCTATTACTATTACATTCCGTGAAAGTCCGGCAGATGATTTCCCGCTAGACCCTGGTTCAGATAGTGGTTCTCTCCTATATTCAGGACAAACAATTACACTCGGGTTTGCTACATTAGTAAATGCTTTAGCAAACGTTTCACAATCTCAATTCTCAGCGTCAATCGCAAACGCAACATTCTCAGCATCAATTCAAGGCCCAACACCTGTTGTGTTCCCGGATGGTACCGCTCCATTTAAATCAATAACAATTGTAAGTGGTGCTATGTTCGTTAATACCGGTTCTTGTGGATTCCCAATAATCAACATCAGCGGTGTTGTTACAGGCGCATTTGGTAAATATACCGGATTCAATTCGTTCGGTGACCCGACATTTGACCCATGTGTTCTACCTAACGGTGCTTGGTCTTCATCAGCCGCACAAGATATTAGACTCTTGGCTGTATTGGCTGATACACAAGCTGGTGGAATTCAAGACTTAGTTGCTCCTGGGTTCTACGGTTCAACTTTGAATCTAACATCCCCAATCAATCCATCTATAGGTGTAACTGATATTCCTTTGGACTTCACTTTGGTTTTGAAGAACAGCACTAGTGATACACCTTATGGATATTATGGATTCTCATTGGATAGTGCTACACAGAATTACATCACGAATGTATTTGGCACAGACCCGAAAGCAGGCGACCCTGCCAAACAGGTCTCCGGTCAGAAGATTGAAGCAGCATATTTGTATAAGATTTATGAAAATGCTATTTCCGAAGTAGTTTCTGATAAGGATGCTTGGTACATTTACGGTAAACCACTCCCAACAGCTTCATGGGCCGGCGAGCCAATGAACTTTACGGATGTTTATTCCCGTGATTTGGCTAATGGTGATAGCGCCTTCTCAATCACAAACGCAGCTACTCCTTGGATTCTTTCACAAAAGATTGCTCCTTGGCAAAGTGGTTCGGTGGATGCACACAGATTCCCATTGTTCAGAGTTCTTACGTTAGCTGATGGAACCTATACTAACAAGTTGTTCAAGGTTCAAATCGAAAATGTAAAATTGGCAGGACACGTCGCAGGCAGTGATTGGGGTACATTCACTCTCACAGTCCGTAAATACAGCGATACTGATAAACGTCCTGTAATTCTCGAACAATACAACAATCTTAACCTTGACCCAGACTCTTCGAACTTTATTGCTCGTAGAATTGGTGATAGATACAGATACATTGATTACAAGGGTAAAATTATTGAGTTTGGTGATTACACTAATAATAGTCAAAACATTAGAATCGAAATGACTCAAAACAATTACCCGGTGACAGCAATTCCATATGGATTTGAAGCGTTCACCACACCGACAAACGGTGCTATGGCATATTGGACTCCTACGATGAAATACAGCAAGGCATCAGTCTATGGATTGAGTCCTGGCAAATATCCATCAGGTATCACATTTGATGACGCTCCAACGGGAGCCGATACTGAATTGTTCAGTTTATATCCAGAATCCGCAATCGGTGTTGGCGCATCTGGTGACAACAAACAGTATTTTGCTCCACTCCCATCATTCAATACGGCTGGTGGAAGTTACGCAAGCATCGGAAGAAATCCCGTGTTTGCTTTGGATGAAGATTATCAACTATATGGCGTCAGCACAGGCTCATACCTCGATGATGGTACAAACGCAATTCCTACTGTTTGGGATGCTGTAAATGAACCGACTTACATCAAAATGAGAAAGTTCGTTCTTGGATTCCAAGGTGGATTTGATGGTCAAAGCCCAGCAATTCCAATCAATGTTGGTGGAAATATCACTCCGGGTAATACACAGGGATTGGATTGCACAAACGTAACCTCAGCAGGTTCAATAGCATATGCTCAATGTGTAGCCGCACTCGGTAATTCCGATGAGTTTGATATCAACCTAATCGTGGTTCCAGGTATTCTACACGAGCATCACCCATACATTACCAATTTGGTTGTGGATATGTGTGAGGCACGTGGAGATTGTTTCTTCATCATGGATTTGTATTCAGACGATGGAAACCCAACCAGCGGTCAGATTGACCAGGTTGTTTCCTATGCTGCTGAATACGATACGAATTACGCAGCAGCGTATTATCCTTGGGTTAAAATCCTTGATACATACAATAACAAGATTATTACGGTACCTCCGTCTGTAATTCTACCAGCGGTTTACGCCTCCAACGATAAGGTGGCTGCCGAATGGTATGCTCCAGCCGGTCTAAATCGTGGTGGAATCCCAATCGCCGTTCAGGTGACTGACAGAACTACACACGCAGAACGTGATACTCTATACGAAGGTAAAGTCAACCCAATCGCAGCGTTCCCAGGCACGGGTATTGTTGTTTGGGGTCAGAAGACTCTACAAAACGCTCACTCAGCACTTGACCGTGTTAATGTTCGTCGTCTTCTAATCAACATCAAGAAGTTCTTTGCTTCAACTGCAAAATACTTGGTGTTCGAGCAGAACGTCGCAGCAACACGCAATAAGTTCTTGAGTATCGTTACTCCTTACTTGGAGTCTGTTCAACAGAGAAGCGGTCTATACGCTTTCTATGTGAAGATGGATGAAACGAACAATACTCCTGATATCATTGACCAAAACATCCTATATGGTCAGATTTATTTGAAGCCTGTCAAGACCGCTGAATTCATTGTCTTGGACTTCAACATCCTGGCAACAGGAGCTAGTTTCCCTGGCGCCTAAACTGAGACGCACGTTTAAACTGGACACAACGAAAAAGCTTCAATCGTAATGGTTGAAGCTTTTTTGCTATATTTATACATGTATGATTAAACTGAAATCTCTAATTCCAGAATCCTTCTTTAAAGCATTTACTGCTGCTAGAGTTGGTCATTCAAATCATGTAGAGATATTTAAAAATCCTTCTCCTATTGAAATAAAATCGTCTAGAAGTAGCAACCGTGATGAAGTGGGCGCGGTTTTATTAGATAAAGATATTTACACTTGGAATAGAGATAGAGCGCTACATTATGAAGCAATGAAACATATAAGTCCTGTAATGAATGATATGTTACCCGTGTTAATCTTGATTCGTGGACGTGATTGTGCAGTCTATGTAACAGATGCTGCAAGGCACACGAAATGGTATAGACAACCTGAAACGAGAGAGTATATAGAAACCCATTCGTTTTTTGAATATTATAACATCGTAGATATTTCTTATTGGGATGAAGATATAAATGGAAAATGGGATGATTCAAAAGACGAAGGCGATTGGAATAAAGACGTGAGTTTGACGCAATAAAATCAACATATCGGTCACAGGAAAACTATTTATACCTGTGAGTTATGAAAGACGAAAACTCAGATGATGACCCTCCAAATTTCATACCTTACGATGATGAAAATTTGGAGCATGTGTTAGCCGGTCCTGATTACGGTCAACCAGAATCTTCGTCACACGCTTGGACTGAATTAGATTCAAAAGAATATCCCGATTACGTTTTAGAAGTTGCTTCAAAGATTATCCGCCACCCGATTAAAATTGTTGCCTAAAATTTCCTTCTAGGTACACTGTCCCTGGTGCTTTTTTTATAATGTACATTTATAAATTACTTAGGTAATCAATTACACAATGTACACCAGGAAAGCAGTACAGAAAATATCACAATTTACCCTATTGGCAAGTTGTTTTAATCAAAAATTTATATTTATACACTAATATGGATAATAGACAAGAAGATTACAATAGAACCGTTTACGTTGACATGGATGGCGTCATAGCAGACTTTGACCGGTCATTTCAAGAAATTACAGGAAGAACATCGGATAAAGTTCAGGACCAAGAACTATGGGCGGCAATAGATGCTCATGGAAAAGCTAAGTTCTTCAGCGAATTGCCATGGATGCCTGGTGGTCAAGAGTTGTGGAAATTCGTTACGGAGAATTTCTTGAAAGTCAAAATTCTCAGTGCATTAGGTAAGTCGGACAAGATTGATAAGCAAACAACACAAGGAAAACTTGCATGGTTACGCCATAATATACCAACATTACAGGCAGATGATATACTTTTGGTTCAAAACAAGCATAGGAAAAAGCACGAATGCAAGCCCGGTGATATAATTATTGATGATAACTTGGTGGTCATTCAGGAATGGAACAGTAAAGGTGGAATTGGAATCCTTCACAGAACGGCTGCCGAAACCATAGCTAAATTAAGGCAATACGTATGAACGATGAAAAAATGTTAATTGCGGAAATAATACGAAAAGGTAAACTAAAAAACTTCATTAAAAGTCTATGGGGTAAAATATCACAAGACAGGGGTGAGATGGGTAATGTTAAGTCAAAACAACTGGAGTTACCAATATCTCCATCGTCATTTAAACTTTCAAAACGAACAAAAAGAAATACACCATCGGAAACGCCACGCGGCCCACGATCTAAACAACTGACTTTACAGTTTAGAAAAAAGGCACCACAAAATCCAACCCTCGTGGGAGTTAAAAGACCAAAAATAGTAGGTCCTACAGTAATTGATAAAGGTTTTTTTAAGAAAGATTTTGATATGACTAAACCCCCGTTTTACACAAATTCTAAAAAATGGGCTAATGATAATTTTCGATTTTATGAATATTCTGTTGTTTATATAGGACCGAAATTGGAGGATTTTATGTATGAACCAGGTCAAAGAATAGATATGACCGCATCATCAAGATCAAGTATTCATGACATACATGATCAAAAAGAACTAATGAATGAATGGAATGAAGCATTAAAACAAAAACTTTTAAAGAAGTATGATATTAGTGGAACAAACGAATCAATAAAGTTATCAGAATTAACGGATATGATAAGGGAAGTTATTAGTGAAGTGTCTTCCGACCCAGATTCTAATATAAAAAGTGATGTGGGTCTTAAATTGTATTTCTTTTTGATGGATTATGTAACAACATCCTCAGATCCAAAATATAATACCGTAATGGCAATAAAAAATGCTATCATTAAAAGAATAAAAGACCCCGCTGAATTAGAAGCATTCAAACAAATATTCAACAGAGAATTTGGCGGCGGCCATACAACAGGTAAAGATGCTTGGGAGTATCATTCAGATTTCGATACAGGCAGATTGATGAAAGAAGATGGTGAATGGTATGATTCAGAACAGAGGGATAGAAAGAAAGAAACCCTTCCAATGGATATTGACCCCACAAAAATTCAACCAGGTAAAAGTCAGGGATTTTGGCTTTCTCCAAACGCAAAAACATATCAAGTTGGTGTGAGTCATGCTGAATTTGCCGTAAGATATATGCATCCGGAACTTGGCAACGGAGCTTTCGATGCAATGTTTCGTGAGGGGTGGGTAAGGTTGCGTTCACATCCAGAGAACAAAATTTTGGAAATAGAGTTTCTTAGGTCAACACCAGAACAAAGAAAAATTATAGATATTATAACTAAGGTGTTAAAATACAGAACTTATGTTACTAAACACAAGAAACATATGGAAGAGGGTGCTGGTTGGGGAACTACCAAAGATATTAAAAAGGATCCGAAACACATTGACGACCCAAAAACAGGTAAAATGGAAAGATGGAGAATTAAGTTTCAAAGTGCTAGTGATTTGAAAAAACACGGCAACACAGAAAAATCTCCTATAAACGAAAGCGTGGAACCATTGACGCCAGAAATAATTGCTGCCATTGAAAGAATAATGAAGGCAAGAGGAACAAGACATGCTGCCGTTAAGTTGGTAGATGCTGTATTAGTTAAGCATTTAATGGGATTAACTTCCAACGATTTGGCAGACACTTCAATATTTGCTGATGGATTAGATATGATTGAAGATGCTCTTACAAGAGGCGATTTTAATGGAGCGGTTGAAATAGCCCACGATACTGCCAAAGAAATGATTGAAGATGAAGGTGGTGAAGGGATTATGAATGAAAATTATAATAGTAATGGAACCACCCCTACAAATCCTATGGAGTTGGTGAAACTAATTATGAGTGGTGGTAGTTTTCTTTTCTTTACAAAACGCGGAAATATGGGGCCTATGATAAAAGTGTCCCGTCGTGGTTGGGGATTTAACACATCACAAGCGGAGTTTGTTATTGATACAGAAGACCACAAAAAGAATAAACAAGCTTTAACAAAGGAAAGTCAAGTAGAGGCTTTAGCTGGTTCTATTATTCAACAGGGAATGACTAGATATTTTGTTGATAACTCACCGAAAATGGAAAAAACACCAGGTTCTATGCCTATTCAGGGTGGACAAAACGTAAGCAAAGGCGAACTCAAAGAAGTCATTAAAGAACTTGTTAATGAAATGTGGGTTGGATGGGAACAACAGGAGGGAATGAAAAAAGAAGCTGTAGATGAATTTGAAATAGGCAAGCAGAAGGCTATAGACGATTTCAAGAATAAAATTCCTTATAAGAAAAATCCCGTAGGTTTATCCGCAAGATGGATACAGGGATATAAACACGCTTATGGAAGGCTTCGTGCGGCGGAAGCAGGGAGGTTAAACAATCCTGGATTAAATGTGAGACAGCCAGAAAAAGATAGCCAGTCGGATTTTGGACTTTAAGAAAGAAAATTTATATGAACAAAAAATTATTAAAAACTATCATTCGTGAGGCTATTGAAGAAATCAGCGAAGAAGCTCCTGCTGGTTGGGAAGGAACGGTCAAGGCCATGAAGAAACACAAGGATGTTGATAATCCCTGGGCGTTATCTCATTGGATGAAAAATAAAGGATATAAAAGTCACAAAGAATCGGTGGAAGTATCCGCGATTAATGAGATATTAAATACGTATGACGATTTGGCTAAACTTGTAAAATCGTTGCCGGCCGCCGAAGTCAAGAAGATTACAGATATATCAAAAACAAAGGGATTGAGTGCGTATGACGCCATAGTAGAATATTTAAGACAATTGGCTAATAGTGGTGTCACCACTAATAAAAAACATGTAATTTCCAAACCTGTAAAGAAGGTTGAAACGGGCGAATGGGTGGTAAAGTGGATGACCAATGGCAAACGTGATGAAAATAAGACGTATTATACCAACGATGAAAAAGATGCTTGGGATACATACAATCAAATGGTAAAAAATGCCGCTACGTCTAAATAAGTGAAACTTCGCATCTACAACAAGACCTTAGACCCTAAAATCTGGGATGAAAATAAAATTCTCAATCCAGATGTTAAGGAATCTTTGTTGAAAATTGCCGAAGATTTTTACAATAGTACAGATTTAAAGAGTGATATTCATAACATACTATTTTTGGGTTCTTCCGCTAACTATAATTGGACAGATTCAAGTGACATAGATTTACATGTCGTTATTGATATTGCGGAAGAAAAAATCAATGAAGAATATGCTAGAAAATTCATGGACGGCCTCGCAGCGAAATGGAATACGGACCACGAAATCACAGTTAAACAACATCCAGTGGAAGTTTACCTACAAGATGTTAGAGAACCAAACGCTACAGCAGAATTGGCTAGACCTGGAGCAGCCATTTATTCAATTTTTGATGATAAGTGGGTGGTGGAACCGAATCCTCAAAACATTAAAATAGATGCGGATAAGATTCGTAAAAAATATCACGAACTCAAGGACCGCATAACTAACCTCATACAATCAGAAGATATTGAAAAACTTAAAGCGTTGATGGTATCTATAAGAAATTACAGGAACGCAGGTATGTCTGAGGGTGGAGAATTTAGTGTTGAAAATATCGTTTTTAAAGCACTTCGTCATAGTGGTGCTCTTGAGAAATTAAAGACCGC